ATATACCCATTCCGTGTGTTCTTAAGAGACGGTGCTGGTATGGAGGCTTCGGCAGAGGCGGTCAGAGTAACATCACTTCCGTCGTACACGAATGAGTTTATGACAATGATACAGTTCTTTATGTCAGCAGCAGATGAAGTAACCGCTATACCAAGATACATGTACGGCGAGACAGGAAACATAGGTGGAGCTGGTCAGACAGCATCTGGACTTAGCATGCTGATGGGTGCTGCTAATGTCACACTTAAAGATCAGATTAAGAATTTTGATGATGGTGTTACAAAACCATTCATTAGGGCTTTATACTTCTGGAACATGGAGTTCAATTCTAAGGAACACATCAAAGGTGATTTTAGTGTCGTGGCTCGGGGAAGCACGTCACTAATTGCCAGGGAAGTGCGACAGGAAGGCTTGAACCAATTCCTCATGACTACGGCAAACGAGACCGACGCCATGTATGTCAAGCGAGGGAACTGTCTCCGGGAGCTGGTTAAGCTTCTTGATCTTGAGGACATGGATTTAATCAAGGACAGTAATACAGTAGCCATGGAAGAGAAAGCACGTGCTCAGGCTCAGGCAGAGGATAAGAAGTTCGAGCAAGACCTCGCTATGCTGAAAGCTAAATCAGGTGGGCATATGCCACAGGCTGCACAGACGCAAGCAATGAACCCCGGCATGGGCCAGGGTGCGCAAGAGATGGAGGGGGCCTAATGACAAGTAAGGAAGTTGTAGGTAAACTGAGAGAATTTGAACCGACACCGTGTTATAGACTATTCAAGCTTTTATGTGATACCTTGATAGAGGAAGCACGCGCACGAAACGACATAGCAATTGACAATGAGATTTACAAGAATCAAGGTGCCATTGCTGAGTTGAAGTCGATATTGAAGTCGGTGCGATCACGTCAAGCGCACACGACATATGATGGTGGGTATTCAGAATAAGTAAATCTTTTTGGCCCTATGTGTCAGCATAGGATACCTTGGAGGGGAATATGACTGAAGAAGAGAAACAGGAGTTAGAAGGACTGAAAGGGAAAGACGATTTAACAGAGGAAGAGACCGCAAGGGTTACAGCGTTAGAAGCTACTGCCGAACCCCTCACAGACGAGGAAGAGTACGACAGTGCATTCGAGGACGCAATGGAAGACAAAGACCCTGTGGAGAAAGATAGTGACGATCCCGGAGCAAAGAAAGATGAAATAAGCTCTGGTGATGGTGTTCAGCAAAAGAAGGAAGACGACCCCAAAACGGACGACTCAATATTCAACGACACCCTGGACTCAGGTTCAGATAGTGACGCGGGTGAAGAGTCTCCAGAACAACGTATTGCCTCTATGGAGTTAGAACTTGCCACAGAGAAGCAACGTACGAGTTCCTGGGAAGGTCGTATTCGAGCCGCTAACAAAAGGGCAGACGATGCTGAGAGCCAACTCAACGACAAGAGCGGAAGCGCAGCGGACAAGGGTGGCAGCACTCCCCAAGGCGACGACGAAGATGAGACTGTCTTGAGCGAATTCATCGAGGAATTTCCCAGCCTTGAGAAACCGATCAAACTTATGGCGACTAAGATCGCACGTGAGATTGTCGATAAGCAAATGGGGGAGATCAAACCTACTATCGACAGGGTACAGGATACAGCGGAACAAACTGCCGTGGACACGCATCTCGGCAAAATAACCGACGCCCATCCAGATTGGAGAAAGATACATAAGTCTGGCGTACTAACAACGTGGATTGAGCAGCAACCTAAGTTTATGCAGCCCGGATTAAATGTAGTGCTGGATAAGGGATCGGCTGAGGACATCATCGAATTGTTTACGACGTACAAAAAATCGTCGGGACAGATCAAGCCAACCGCAAACAAAACGGGCAAAACGGCCAGGCAGAAAGCGAAGGAACTCGAAGCTGTTCCAAGCTCATCTTCGGGGCCACCTAAAGATAAGAAGAAAATAGCTGAGGACGACTACGACTCGGCTTGGGACGATGCGCTCGGTAAAGAATAAAGGAGAACTAAATGAGTGCTGTAAAAGGTAACATCGTATACGGAGACATCTCTCCGAGAACCGCTGCATACGCAGTTAGGGATTTACTGAAAAGGGGTATGCCTTTCTTGCTCCTGGAAAAGTTTGGACAGTCCAAACCGCTTCCGAAGAACAGTTCAAAGACAATTAGCTTTAGACGGTATTACTTGAAAGATAGTTCACTGTCGAGCTTCACACCACAGGATTACTTTGCAACGGATAACTTTGATCCTTTGACAAAGCAGTTGACGGAAGGTGTGACCCCGGACGCAACCGCGTTGGATAAAGATGACATTACTGCCACCTTGGTTCAATATGGTGATCGTACGGTCATTACCGACATCGTCTTCGATACACATGAGGACGCTATCCTTAAAGAGTCTACGGATATCCTTGGGGAACAGGCTGCAATAATCCTGGAAAAAGCAAGGTTCAACGTGGTAAAGGCTGGAACCAATGTCGTGTACTCTAACGACTCAGCTCGTACCTCCGTTAACACCGTGTTTAACGCTTCTGTGCAAAGGAATGTTACTCGTTCCTTGAAACGGCAGCTCGCTCGGACAATCACGTCCGTGGTCAAATCTTCGCCAGCTTATGGTACAGAGCAAATAGCTGCTTCCTTTATAGGGCTTTGCCATCCTGATCTTGAGTACGATATCAGTCAGTGTGCGCAGTTCGTGCCGGTTGAGAAGTATGGGCCGACCAAACCATTTGAGCAAGAGATTGGAAAAATAGGTGATGTTCGTTATATCTGTTCGACAATCTTTGAACCATGGTCAGCTTTAGGATCAGGTGCTGGTGCCACAGGCGGTACCAACGTTATAGAGAACGGTGATAGTAAGGCTCACGTCTACCCTATCCTGTATCTTGCACGTGATGCTTACGGGATCGTGCCTTTAAAGGGCAAGACCTCGATTACGCCTATGGTTGTTAACCCGAAACCAAGTGATAGTGATCCGCTTGCACAAAGGGGCCACGTTGCATGGAAGGCTATGCAAACAACTATCATCCTTAACGACGCATGGATGAGTAGAGCAGAAGTTGCTTGTACAGACGACGCTTACCAGACTGACTAATCGTAACTGATTAGCAGTGTGTATAGGGGTGGGTCGGTAGGGATAAACTCCCTCCTTCCCTACCCCCACCATTAAATAGGAGGGTAATATGCAGACGAACCATTGGGCTTTAAAAGATAGTGAAATTCAAGCATTGCTTGCCGAGTACAGTCTTGACCTTAAAGGTGAGTACAACAGGAAAGAGGCGATACCAGCTATCGTCGAATTTGAAAACAAAATCGCAAGTGGTGAGATTGTCATGGAAGGTAAGAAGGGCGACTACCTCAAATCTCTGGCTAAGAAAGAGCCAGGACTTAGAGTTACTCGGGTGATCTTCCACAATATCACAGAGAATGGTAAACCGTACGTGTTCGTAGGCCACAACGGCAAAGCGTACTACATTCCGAAAGAACAGGAAGTTGATGTACCGGACTACATCCTTAACAGCTGCATCAAAGATGCTGTTGAAGAGCGTCTCTATCCAGAGACACAAATGAACGGAGACATCAAGTGGAAGAAACGTAGACTACAGAGATACCCGTACTCTATTGTTTTACCTTCATTTGAAATTGGGAAAAAGGAAGAGGAATAGAATATGTCAACAGCTGCAAGCGTTATTATGGATAAAGCAAAGATAATTTTGAAAGACCCGACACCTACGAGATGGCCGGAAGCTGAGACTTTAGATTGGCTGATTGAAGGGCAAGGTCAGATTGTTACACTTAAACCTGATGCTAATGCTGTTATGGAAGCTGTGGCATTAGATGCAGGAACTATACAGAGCTTACCAAGTACCGCAACGCAGCTGTTGGACGCAACCTATAACATGGGGGCCACTCCCGGCGACACGTACGGCAATGCAGTAACGATAGTTGATAGAGCCATGATGGACGCTTGTTATCCCGGATGGCAAACTGAGACCGCCGCTGCTGTAGTTAAGCATGTGATCTATGACCCGATCAAAATGCCGAAGAAGTTTTGGGTGTACCCCAAAAGTACAGGAGCTAACTATCTTCAAATTATTACAGCGAAGATACCGGCGACTATAGCAGCTAAAGCTGATAACATAAACCTGGCAGACGAGTACGTGCCTGTGCTTCTGGATTGGATATTGTTCCGCTGCTTCTCTAAGGACGCAGAGTATAATCTGTCTATGGAACGCGCACTTGCACATTTAGAGTCATTCCAAATGGCACTCGGTATACGCGAGAACAGTGAGACTAAGTTCGCACCAAGACGATCATCAAGGGGACTTGACTAATGAGTACATCATTTGCAACATTTAAGAAATACATAACACCAGACGTAATGCCTTGTCCAGACGTTATCATTGAGCGTGAGTTGATCGGTACGATAATCGATTTCTGCAAACTGACACACGTTATCACTAAGGACTTTAATGTAGAGTTGGACGAAGACGATATCGATGCTGATATCCAAGACTCCGTTGACATAGATATGAGTGAGTATTTTACAGACTACCGCCCGGTATCTGTCATCAGGATGAATATTGATGGCGTGGATTACATTCCTCGATACAAAGAAGTTCTCAATACGATAGATGCCTGGGACAGTAGTGTTAGTAGCGGCAGCTCGAAGTACTTCTTCTTTGTCAATAATAGCACCGTACGTCTCTATGACATGTCAGCAGGAGACAGTAATCTTTATATGCGCATCGCTATCAAACCGATCCGTGACATAAGCGAAGTCGAGGATGAATTCCTGTACGAGGATCATGTAGAGACAATCGCAGCGGGTGTACGTCAAAGAATACTTGGTATGCCAGGTAAGGCCTGGTCAGACCTTAACGCATCGCGGAGAGCTTTCATCGAGTGGAGACGTGGGATCAGCAAGGCCCGGTCTAACTTCGACAAGGGTTACACTAACAACTCACAGACTGTCTATCCTAAAAGTTTTGGAGATATTGACTAATGGCTAAGATCGATCTACAAGCATTCGGCGGTAAACAACCTAAACTGTCACCAAGACTTTTGAAGGATCACCAGGCTCAGGTAGCTGAGAACGTTGATCTTAAAAATGGTAAGCTTGTACCGTACCTTGCTCCGGCGCAGACTACAGACCATGGTGTTCTGGTGCCGAAGACTATGTGGAAGATGGGCAGTAATCTTATCATATTTCCAGACGGAGAAGAGAACACAGTTATCGATAGTCCTATTGATGAAAACAACAACAGAATCTTCTGGACGGATGGTGTACTACCAAAGCAGTCCGATGATACACTATGGGGTGAGGCTACATGGTGGAGACGCTTAGGAGTAAAGCCAGGTGCTGTAGCACCAACAGTCTCACCAGCCAACGCTGCTGGAGATGACGTGCAGGACTACGTGTCGTATGTATACACAATGGTAACTACTTGGGGAGAAGAGTCAGCACCTTCCCCGGCATCAGCTGTTACCACGATAAAGTCAGATCAGTATGTTGAGCTGAGTGTCATGACGACACCGTCAACCTCATACAATACATTTGAGTACAAACGAATTTACAGATTATCGAGTGGAAATCAAGGGGCTGAGTATCAGTACCTGGCACAGATAGCGTACGCTGCAACGACGTATCAAGACAAGGCTGCGGGTGTTAATGCGTTGAAAGAGGTTGAGACAGACGTGATTGACACAGAGGGTTGGTTGTTACCACCTGATGATTTAAAGTACTTGACCATGGCTCATAACGGGATGCTGTGTGGTGCCTCTGGTAAAGAACTTTATATCTGTGAACCAAACTATTACTATGCATGGCCGACCGCGCATGTCAGGGTGTTCGACACAGAAATTCAAGGTATAGGTGCATTCAATCAGTACATTATAGTCATAACAAAAAAGTTCTGTTATGTTCTTACAGGATCGCATCCGCTGAATATGATGAAATCTAAGATGGGTAATGCTCAATCTTGTGAGAGTTCAAGGGGTGTAATATCAACAGAGTTCGGTGTGTTGTACCCATCACCAGATGGGATGTGTGCATGTAACGGGCAGACAGTAGAAGTTCTCTCAAGGAATTGGGTGACCAAGGCACAGTGGCAAGCACTCGGGCCAGCGAACTTAGTTTCCACTTGGTTCGACAATAAATATTATGGGTTCTTCTCAGGCACAGATGACGGTATTGTTTACGACATACACACAGGTGAATTTGTAACTGTGAACTATGGAACTCCAGTTGATAAATTTTATGATGTGTTCCCGGACTTAGAGACAGAGAAACTGTATGCGATTTGTACAAACACAGCAGGGACTAATGGGTACACATATGAAATTGAAGGTGCTGCTACGTATCTCACATACACGTGGTTATCTAAGTTGTATGTTGACCCGAACTTTTATTCTTGTGTTAAAATAGACGGTAATTTTGGGTCGTCAACAATAACATTCAAATGGTACGAGGACGGTGTTCTCAAATTGACTCAGTCTGTAGTAGCAGCTACAGGTATGTTCAGACTTCCTGCAAGCGATTACAGTGAGGATAAATCATTTCAGTTGTCAGGCGCGGTAGAAACTTACCGTGTACAGATATCGACATCTCCGAGGGAACTTGAATAATGACATTTCATGTAGCTAAGACTCCACCCAAGAAAGACGATACGCCTCCTATACCAGCTCCACCACGTAATATAGATGGTGCGGACTTCTTTGAAGCTATGCAAGCTATCATGGGGCAGGGCCTGGGACAGACCGGGGAGCCTGAGAAATCGTTTGTACGTATTGAAGACCTCAAAGACCCGACGTTTATAAAGTGGTTGAACAGTCAAGAGGTTTCAGTGACCAATCCTTTACCTGCCGTTCCTACAGGGGCAGGGTCACAAAATAGAGTACCGGAGCCTCCACGTAATTTGGAGATTCTCAGTGACTCAGATGCAGA